TGATTTGCTTGATGTATATAAGGTTGTATTTCCTTATAGATCCATCTGTCATTCATCCAAACAATATTTGAATCTCTTTTCTTTTGTAAATCTTTTACTTCATCTTTAGTAAGAGGTTGTTTATCTAAATTTCTATCTCTACCAAAGCTGCCTGTAAGGGCCATAATCTCTCTTTGTTTTTCTGCTTTACCATACTTAACAATAAGATCACAAATCCTTGGTGGTATTGCAGATTCAAAATACCAATAGTAATTAGATATATTCATAATTAATTGTTAAAATTATATTTAAACCGGTAGAAGTATTAGGTGAGAAAGAATATTTATTAGTAGCAGGGAACATTATAAAGTGATTATCTTTTATAGGTAAGTGCCACGTTCTATTTTTTCTTCTGTTATCATCATATTCAATAATACATTCTGAAGAACCTTCTTTAACATCAACACCATAAATTAATGTATAGTCTGGTGAATTACGTAAATCAACAGGATCAACTTGACCTCTTGTCCAAGACTTTTCTTTAGGATGCATAACATTGCCGTGCATAGTTTTAGTCACTAAAGTTTTACCATATTCAACTCTCCAATGATCTCTCACATAATCTTGTAGCCATTGTAAAGGTTGAGAAAAAGGAACTACATAATCATCAAAAGCATAAGCTTTTGGATTAGTGTTAATTCTATTTTTTTTAACAAAAGATTCTATGATGTCGTTTCTTATTTTATCACGATCAATATCAAAGCCTTTTGGCATTTGAATTTCACCTGTATAAAGATCAACTTCTGTTAATACTTTCTTTTGCATACCTATCTAGTATGTAATTAACTCTAATTAAAATGTCAAGTGGATTATATAGTGACTTTATCCCAAGCACCTGTAGATTCATTCCACTCATATCTATGAGTAGTTTGTTCTTCTTCAGGTAATGCTGGTTCATCACCAATTGGTGATTGCCATCTTGCTTCTGCCACATTTAGAACCCAACTAGCATAAGGTTTTTTACTAATGAAAATATCGTTATCTTCATCATAAGTCATACCTATGCCTGCGTAGTTACCTCTTAAAGGTGTTCCACCTGCATTGTGTTGTCCGCCTTGTGTATTGTAAGATGTTTTTTTCCAAAGAGGCCAGCTATGGATTCTCTCCAAAAACTGTCTTCCTACTTCTTCATCTTCAACACCACTAGCATTTAAACAATCAGCATCAGCTACAACGTGAACCGCTATAACTTTATTGTTTGCTCCTAATTTTGCGTAATGTGCCATAATGTTCTCCTTATATATTATTTGTTAAAGTTTGTAAATTCATTTATTTAAGCTGTAAATGTTCCACTTCCTGTAAATACTCTAATTGTATCTGATCCACAAGTTCCTGTTGCATTTCCACCTGAACCTCCGCTTGCTGTTAAATGACGAATAACAACTATTCCTGACCCACCTGCTCCACCAGCTGCATAAGGAGATGGAGAGTGTCCTCCTCCACCACCGCCTCCAGTATTGGCTGTTCCAGCAACGCCAGGAGTTCCTCCTCCACCACCATAACCACCGTCAGAAGTAGTTATCCAACCTCCGCCGCCACCTCCAGCAAAATATTGTCCTGGACCTGTGTTACTTGGATTTGGTGCTACACCATAAGAAGGTGCTATTGGTGATGAACCAAAAATTGTATTTGCAGAACCAACACCTCCATCACCACTAGTTGCGCCTGTTCCTCCTGGTTGTCCAACAGCTCCAGCTCCACCGCCTCCACCACCGTTTTGAGAGTTTGGACCATTATTTCCTGGTCCACCATTATTACCTTGAGACGGACTTACTGGAGGTGTATTACCAGTTCCTCCTGGTCTTCCATTTGTTCCTGATGAAGTGCATTTTGCACCACCACCACCTGAACCACCTGGTAAACCGTTACCTTGAGGAGGTGAAGATGGAGCAGGAAAACCTGCTGCACCACCACCGCCACCTGTAGATGTTATTGTACTAAAAACTGAATTTGATCCATTAACTCCATCAACACCAGGCCACGAACACGAACCTCTTAATCCACCTGCTCCACCACCACCAATTGTAATTGGAATAGAATCTCCTACACTAACTGAAAAAGTTTTTGAAGCTATTGTTCTAAAACCACCTGCTCCACCACCACCTTGACCAACACCACCTTGACTTGAAGCACCTCCACCACCACCAGCAACTACAAAATATTGAACATTGTAGGTTTGAGGTTTTAATGTTGCTCCACATACGTTTGCATTATCAATAGCAATCCAACCTTGAGATGCACCACTATAAATAACTGTAGCCGACATTCTCTCATCTTTTAAATCTAAATCATTACAAGCACCTTTTATTTTAGAACTATTTCTATTTAATGTAACAGCGTTAGTATCAAAAGTTCCATTTAAATCTGCTATTGAAACTATATCTCCTGCTGAAGGTGAGGCTGGTAACGTTACTGTTACTGCTCCTCCTGAAGTGTTTACAAAATATCCATTGCCACTTACTGAAGTAAATGGACTTGTTTTAGCTGTTGTACACCAATCAACTGTCCCTGTTCTACCAAATCCTGTTTGTGTAGCACCAGTTGCTAATTGTACTGTTGCACCGCACTCACCTAATGTAAGTGTGCTGCCTGTTCTTTTTGTTACTGTGTTTACTTTAATTGTACTCATAATTTATCCTATTGAAATCTGTATCTTATCATTACTATACCTGATCCACCAGCAGATCCTGAACCTGGGCTATTAGCTCCACCACCACCACCTGTATTAGCTGTACCAGCAATTGCTCTTCCTCCACCACCACCTCCTGTTGGGGGATTAACTGGTCCAGCAGGTCCTGGTGATCCTGCCCCACCTCCTGCAAAATATCTTGTACTTGAAACTGGACCTGGTGTTCCATAACTTGGAGCTGTTGGACCAATAAAAGGATCTGCTATGTAAGCACCTTCTCCTCCTTGACCATTTACAGGTGAACAACCATCAAAGCCAACTGTACCGGCTCCACCACCACCACTTCCATCCCAAGTAGGCGGTCCTGGTGCTCCATCTCCACCGGGTTGTCCTTGAGGAGGACTAACTGGAGGAGTATTTCCTGCTCCACCACAAACTGCATTTCTTGCACCAGCACCTGATCCACCAGGCATACAACCCATAACATCGTGACCACCGCCTCCTCCACCACCAGCAGAAGTTACTGTAGAAAATACAGAAGCTACACCTTTAAAACCTGAATCTGGATTACCAGAACCAGCACCTGATCCTCCAGCTCCAATAGTTACTGGAAAAGATGTTGCTGTTACTGTAATTGCTGTGTTAGGACTTGCTCCTGAATTATTTATAGGGTGATTTGATCCTGGTGCTGTTGAAAAAAATCTCATACCACCGGCTCCACCTCCACCTGAACCTCTTGGATTTGGATAGTTATTTGAGCCTCCACCGCCTCCTCCTGCTACTACTGTATAATCAACTACATTATTACCTGCACAAGTAGCTAGAGATGCAACTGAAAAAGTTCCACTACCTGTAAAAATATGAGTTTTAAAATTACCACAAGTAACTGTAGCATCTCCACCAGACGCAGATATAAAAGTTTGTATACCTGATGGACTTTCTGTAACGGATTGTTGTGTTGTCAACCAACCTTGTGTTGAATCAACATAAACTAAAAGAACTGAACCTCCTTCGTCTATTAATTTAGGATCTTGAGCATTACCACCACCAATGTTTTCTGACCCGTTAGGGTTTAAAGTAACCGCATTTGTTTGCCAAGTTCCTGCATAATCTTTTAAACCTATAATAGCACCTGCAACACCTGCTGGTAAATTTACTGTTACAGCACCACTAGTTGTATTAACAAAATATCCTTCACCACTAACAGCTGTAAATGTAGCTGTTTTAATTGAACCTGTTTGCCAATCAACGGTCCCTGTTCTACCGAAACCTGTCTGTGTTGCACCTGATGCTAAAGCAACAGAAGCTCCACAAGAACCAAGTGTAATTGTTGATCCACATTTTTTAATGATGTTAGAATCGTCTGAAACTTTTTGTATGTTATCTGTTTTAATTATACTTGCCATAATTTACCTATTG